ACTTTTGTGCGCGGGGACAACAATCATCCCGGCCCCTTTCGCCGTATCGCTGTCGCTTTCAACGAGAACACGGCATAATCGCTGCGATGACGTCTGATACCGACGCCCCCGAGTGGCTGAGCGATCCCGCCCGAGATGTGTGGCTCAAGACGGTTGCAGAGCTGCCCGACAGTGCTGACCTCGCCAAGTTCGCCGTCTACTGCTGCACCATGGCCGATTTCTACCAAGCCCAGCAGACCCTCGACAAGACCGGCCTGCTCATCCGTTCCCCGAACGGCAACTTGATCCCCAGCCCGCTCAATCGGGTCAAGATCACCAACGCCAACGCCGCCCGCCAGCTCGCTCGTGACCTAGGTATCGGTGTCGATCCCGCCCTGCCTGCCGAGCAGAGCGCCAATCGCAGCGTGAAGCATCGCAACCAGTCTGCGATCGAGCGCACACTCAAGAGCTTGACCGAGGCCGGTCGGCTGGAGCGAGTCGACGACGCCACCGTGGCACTGACACGCACGCTCGCCGAAGCGCTCGACCGTGTCGACCCTGAGGTCTATCCGGCGCAGATGGCAACACTGGCGAGAGTGCAGCTCGCCGCACTGCGTATGTTGAGAGGCAAGCATGACGACGATGACGACGGCGCAGCTCTCGGCGACCTCATCTCGGCTCTGTCTTCCGAGATGGGCGACGCCACGTAGCCCTGAGCGTCAGACGTACGGCGGGCGTGTCGCCCGTCTCGCCAAAGTGCTCGGGCTGTCGCTCATGCCGTGGCAGATGCAAGTCGTCAACGTCGCTTACGAGATCATGCCCGAGACAGGTCTCCCGGCCTATCGAGTCGTCAGGGTCGCCGTACCACGCCAGTCGGGCAAGACCACGATCGTGCTCGTGATCGAGGTCGATCGCTCCCTCAACTGGGGCGACCTGCAGCACACTCTCTATACCGCCCAGGACCGCAACCACAGCCGGGAGAAGTGGGAAGAGCAGACCGAGTACCTCAGACGCACTGCGCTACGCAAGCAGTTCCTGCAGCGCAGACAGACCGGGCTGGAGAGAACCGTCTGGAAAGCGACCGGCTCAGTCGTCGGCATCACCGCGTCGGGCGAGACGTCAGGTCACGGCCCCACGCTCGATCTCGCCATCGTCGACGAGGGCTGGGCGCAGAAGGACGAGCGCCTCGCTGCTGCTTTCCGCCCCGCCATGATGACGCGACGTCACGCCCAAGAGTGGTGGCTGTCGACGATGGGCACAGAGGACTCGATCCCGTGGAACGATCGTGTCGACGACGGCAGAGCCAGAGTCGAGCGACAGCTTTTAGACCCACGAGAGCGCAGAGGGGTCGCCTATTTTGAATGGTCAGCTCCAGACGACGCCGACCCTTACAGCGAAGAGACGTGGTGGGGCTGTATGCCTGCGCTCGGCATCACCGTCGACGTCGAGACGGTCTGGACAGACGCCCGCTCGCTGCCCGAAGCCGACTTCCGCCGTGGCTATCTCAACCAGCGCACGGTCGGCGGGAGGCCAGTGATCGAGCCGGGGGCGTGGCCCATCCTGCGCAACGATGATGTAAAGGTCGGGGCGCAGCTCGTGCTCGGCTTCGACACGACACCCGACCGGCAGTTCTCATCGATCGGGGTGGCGGGCTGGGCTGACAGCTCTCGCACTGTCGTCGAGCTGATCGAGCATCGTCCCGGCGCAGGCTGGCTCGTGGCGAGACTGGCAGAGTTGGCACAGCGCTGGCAGCCGCTCACGATCGTCTGTGATCGAGCCAGTCCTGCAGGCAAGCTCGCCCCTGAGCTGCAGACGCTCGGGTTGCCGGTGCACGTCACCGACACCGGGCAATATGCCGGGGCGTGCGGAGCGTTCTATGACGCCGTCATGGACAAAGACCTGTACCACCGCGGCCAGCCTCCGCTCGATGCTGCTGTCGCCTGCGCTCGCAAGCGTCAGATAGGCGACACCTGGGCGTGGGCGAGACGTGAGGGTGGCGACGTCTCGCCCCTGGTCGCGGTCACGCTGGCGAGACATGGGCTGACGCTCTTCGGGCAAGGAGACTTCGCCATATTCTGATCCAGAGCACGCTGGCTGCTCGCCTCAGCGGTCCTGGCGACGTCGAGCGATGGTTACGTCTCGACAGAAGATAATGGCTCTCAGAGCTTCTGGCGGTCATACTTGATTTCCGAGATGACTCTCGTGACAGCCCCCGTGCCAAGTGTGCCAATAACGCAGCGTGGCGTGCGGGCCAGAGATAGCGGAAGCATCATCCCGCCGCTCGATCTCAGCACCGGCACGGCGGGGCCGTATGTCTATGACGCTTCGTCGGCGAGACGAGTCCCGTCTGTGGCGAGATCCCTGCAGGTTTACAGCGGGCTGATGAAACAGATGCCGATCGACGCCTACCGCGGTACCGTGCCGCTGCCTCGTCCCCGCCTGCTGGCCCGTCCCGACCCCAATCGAGCGCGCTCGTGGTTCGTGCACGTCAGCGTCGAGGACTACCTGCTCAACGGCAACGCCATCACCTACGTGACCGCACGAGGCGCAGACGGCTGGCCTACCGCAGTGACGTGGCTACCGGCGGCGTGGGTCTTCGTGGTGTGGGAGAGCTACTCAGACGAGCAAGACGTCAGCTATTACTACCTCGGCAGCAGGCTCAACTTCGACGACGTCATCCATGTGCGCAGAGGCGCAGACAGGTTCTACCCGGTCAGAGGCGTTGGCGTCGTCGAGGAGTTTCTCGCCTCTCTCGATCGAGTGGCCATGGAAGAGGCCTACGAGCGCAACACGCTGGCCGGGTCTGCCGTGCCGTCTGTCGCCGTCATCACCCCGCAGCCGATGCTCAACGAAGACGTGGCGCAAGCCGCCAAGGACAAGTGGGTGACGACGATGGGCGGTCCGGTGCGAGAGCCGGTCATCTTGCCCAACGGCACGCAGGTCATCCCCCTGGCCTGGTCGCCAAGTGATACGCAGCTCATCGAAGCTCGCAAGCTCTCGCTGCTCGACGTCGCCAATATGTTCAACCTCGACGGCTACTGGTTGGGAAGTCCAGTAGCGGGCATGACCTACAAGACGGCGGGACCGCAATATATGCAGGTCTTGCGCACGTCGATCGAGCCGCTGCTGGCTGACTTCGAGGACGTCTGGTCAGACGCTTGGCTACCGCGAGGCACGGCCATTCGCTTCGACCGCAATCAGCTCTTGCGTGACGATCTCGCCACCAGCGCGCAAGCGCTGACCATGCTCGTCAGCGCCGGGATCATCACCCCTGCTCAAGCGCAGGCATACCTGGGCCTCCCGGTGATAGCAGGCGACGTCTCGCAGCCCATCTCGCTGCAGATAGCGGGAGGGCCGGAGGAAGGACAGTCAGGACAAGAGCTGCAACCGGAAGGAGCACCTGTCTTACCATGAACATTCCTGAATCACGGCTTTACGAGGCACCGATGCAACTGCGTGATACGCAGCTCGTCGGCAAGCCTTACAAGTTCCTGGAGGGGCGAGCCGTCCCCTACGGCGAGTGGGCCGACATCGGCTGGTTCCTTGAGCAGCACCAAAAAGGGTCGCTCGATCGCACCACCAAAGAGAGCGCGTCCAAGCTGCCGCTGCTGCTCTTTCACAACAACCGCTCCTGGCCCATCGGCGTGTCAGACACCTGGACGCACGACGAAGAGGGCTTGATGGGCGTCTGGCGTCTCAATCAGACGAACGACGCCCAGCAGGCTGCGCAGCTCGCCGAGTCAGGTGATCTCGGGTATCTGTCGATCGGCTTCTCGCCGATACGCAGCGCCTGGGAATACGTTGACGACTTCAACCCCGACCTTGGCCCCGACCACATGGACCGGGTGACTCGTCTTGAGTCACGTCTGCTGGAGGTCAGCTTGACGCCGACGCCTGCGTTTGCAGGCGCAGAGATCACCATGGTGCGCACGGCTGAGCGTCCCCGCCCCCGCAAAGAGTCGAGAGTTGACGCTTGGCGCAGGGAGCTTGAGAAGCTGCGCCAATAGATACTTGCCTTGACGTGCGTCGTCAGGCATTATCACGACAGCAGAGAACGCGACCGGCCCGCCCCTCGGGACAGTCACGAGCCACGTGCGCCAGGTGTGCCCACGGCACGTGCTCGCAGGACTAACGAGCGAGGCAGTCGAGTGCCCGCCCCGAGCTAACCGTGTCGAGTCGATCTCACAAGGAGCTGTCATGGCTAACGTCGTCCTCGCCCGTTTCATCGCTGAGCGCGATGAGCTGTGCGCCACCATCGAGTCGGTGCTCAATCAAGTCGAAGGAAGAGACTTGACTGACGCCGAGCAGGCTGT